CACCGCTCGCCGCACCGCGGGCACCCGGCGACCTTGGGCACGTCGGTGTCCAGGTGGTCCTCGATACTCTCGACCTCGACGCCGCGCAGGCCGGCGAGCGCCTCGATCAAGCAACTGCGGACCCGGTACAGGTCGCCCGCCGCGCCCCAGTTCCTGGGATCGGCCTTGGCCTGCTTCTCGTGCTTGCGGAGCTCCTGGCCGAGCCAGGCCAGCAGGCGGTCGATGTCCCGCCGGCGCTCGGCGTACACCTCGGCAGCGGTCTGCCCGTCCTTCGTGGGCGCGGCCTCGCCCGTCTCGAGGAACGCCAGCCACGCCTCGCGCGTCATCGGCTCGTGGGCCTGAACGCTCTGGCCGCCGTCGCGCTCGACGCGCCACAGGCGGCCGTCCTCCGGGGCCACGCTCACCTTCGCCCGGCCCCGCGCCAGGCGGTTCGCCTCTCGAATCGTAAGGGCCTTCGCCATCGCCTTCTCCTTTCCTGGTTCGCATGCCCATGCGTCTATGCTGATCAGGGCATGGGAATCGCCCCCAGGCAAGGCGGATTCCGGAATATTCCGGCCGCCGCCCGCCTACCGCTTCCGGCGGCCCAGGGGCGCGACCTCGAAGTCCCAGAACCAGTACTCGCCCTCCTGGTTCCTGGCGACGGACGGCGCGTCGCCGCGCGTCGGCCGGACGCGGTAGAGCCACCCGGCGTCGTACTCGGCCTTGGTGACGACGCCGTCGCACTCCTCGGCGAAGTGGTCGCTCCTCACGTGGACCCGCGTCCCGTTAGGCAGGCGCGGCGGGCGCTTCTTGCTCCTGGCCATCGCATGTCTCCCTGCGGCGGAATTGCCGGGCTGGGGGCCGCCCGCGGGCGGCCCGTCGCCGGGCACCTCCTACCGGGCGGTGCGCTCCACCAGGACGCCGCCGTCGATCAGGTTCCAGCCCCACGCGTCGCCCCAGGCCGCCGGCGGCCGGATGGTCGCGAGCACCTTGTCGGTGCCCGTTTGGCGGAGTTCCACCTTGCGGCCGGCCTGCGTGGCGTACCACGCGGGGGCGTCGGTGCGGCAGACCAGGCGCCGCGGCCTGGGGTCCACCACCCGCATCCAGGGGATGTCGTCGCGCTGGGCGGTGTCGAAGTGGTTGTTGAAGAACTGCGGGTCCGGGCCGTTGCCCGACCAGTGGCAGGTGCAGGCGTAGCGCGGGAAGTCCGGCTCGAAGGTGATCCGGTCGATCACCCATTCGTACCCGCCGCGGAGGACCAGGTCGCCCACCTGGAGGTCCTTGCCCATCACGTTCTCGGTCTTGCGTTTGGCCGTCTCCATCGTGCGTCTCCTTGTGCCGGTGCGGTTCGTGGTTCAGGCGTTGTACTGGCGGGCCAGGGAATCGAGGTCGCGCTTGAGGGCCACCAGGCCCTCGGTCCTCGCGCGGGCGACGGCGTTCTGGAACGGGCTCGTGGACTGGCCGCCGAAGAACCCCTCGATGCACTGCACTATGCCGTCCTGGACCTCGCGAAGGACGGTCTCGGGCGTCTCGTCCTTCAGGAAGGCGGCCACGTGCATCAGCCGCTCGTGGGGTTCCTGGGCCTTGGCCATCTCCTCGCCGTGCCAGGCGACGGCCTCGGCCGGGTTGGTCCGGACCGCCTCGAGGAAGTCCGCCTTGGCCTTCGTGTAGCGGCGCTCCGCCCGCTGGGCCAGGGCGAGGAGTTCCTCGGTCAAGGTCGTCTTCGTCGTCTGCGTCGGCTTCGCCATTGCGTGCTCCTTTCCTGTCGGCCGCCTCGGCCGCCGGCGGGTCCGCTCGCGCGGGCCCGCGGGCGGGCGGGGCGGCTGGCCCCGCCCCGGGCGTCAGTCGGCGAACGCCTGGATGACCCGCAGGTAGTCGGCCACGTCGCCGGCGGTGCCCTGGTAGCCGTCGAGCCGTTTCTGGAGGAGCGCGGCCGTGTAACGCTGGCTGTCCTCGTTGGTCGGGTCGGCATTGAACGTCTCGCCGCCGCCCAGCGGGCCCGGCCGGTCGGGCGTAAGGACCGTGATCTCGATGACCCGCGCGCCCTCGCGGCGGCTGACCGTCGCGTACCGGCCCCGCCGTCCCTCGATGTCGATTCGCGTCGTTCGCATGGATCGTCCTCCTGTGCGTTGTCCGGGTTACCTGCTTGCCCGCTCGATGCGGACGTCGATGTCGTTGCCGCCGACCACCCAGGCCCCCTCGGGCGTGCCGAACCCGCCGGCGGCGATGCGCCAGGCCCGCTGGCGGGCCTCCTCGACCGAGTCGGCGCTGAAGGTGGCCTGGCCGACCTGCTCGCGGCTGATGGCGTCGATGATCTTGGCCCGCCAGATCGTCCGGCCTTCGCGGTGGTTTTCGCGTCGGTTCTTCATGGCGTGTCCCTTCGGTTACCTGGAGTGGATGGCCAGGATGGTGCTCGGCGTGTACCCGCACCGGCGGGCCTCGCCGCGAATCGCCCCGCGGACCTTCGCGCCGGACGCCCAGTAGATGCGGGCCAGCCGCCGCCATCCCAGCCGCTCGATGCGGCGGCCCAGCCGCGTCTTCGCCATCAGCCACTCGTAGGTCTCGGGCCTGGTCTTCATCCGGCTCTCCTTTGCGTTGCGTGTTCGCCCTTCCACGTGGATCAGGGCATGCTTTCGGCCCTGAAGCAAGGCGAAAAGATGGATTCCGCTGCATAATTCTGGAGACGTTTCCGTGGCCGACCCGAGCCTACCTTCGACCGAACGCGTGAACCCCGCTGCCCTGGCCGCAGCGGATGTGGCCCGCCTCCTGGGCGTGCCGGTGGGGGTGGTCGAGCAGGACCTGGCGGAAGGGGCGCCGCGGGCGGCTGACGGGACGGTCAACCTCGTGCACTACGCCGCGTGGCTCCTCAAGGGCATGGCCGATGGCGATTGACCTCACGAACCTCTCCCAGACGGACCTCCTGCAGCTCGTGAACGCGACGCCGCTGGGGACGGTCCTCACGCGCTCGCGCCTCAGGCGCCAGATGGACGCGGCGGCGCTGCGGTTCGGCGACGGCACGCACATCCACTTCGTGCGGTATGTCCGGTGGCTCGCCCAGGAGGCCCATCGGCCCCGGCCCAAGCCCATCACCTACGCGGAGGCCCGCAAGCGCCAGGCCGAACGGAACCGGGCGGCCACCAAGGCCAGCCAGGACATCGCGCCCGTCCCCCAGGTTGAGGACTACCCCCGTCGGAAGGCCTGCGGGGAGTCGTTCCAGCAGTTCTGCGAGACGTACTTCCCGGTGGCGTTCCACCGCGCCTGGTCCGACGACCACCTTCGGGTCATCGCCAAGATCGAGAAGGCCGTCCGGGAAGGCGGGCTCTTCGCCTTCGCCATGCCGCGGGGGAGCGGCAAGACCACACTGGCGCGCACGGCGGCGCTCTGGGCTGTCCTCTACGGGTACAGGCCGTTCGTCTGCCTCATCGGCGCGGCCGACGACCGGGCGAAGGAACTCCTCCTGCCGATCAAGAAGCACGTGCTGGAGAACCCGCTCCTCCTCGCGGACTTCCCGGAAGCCGTATACCCGCTTCGGTCTCTGGAGAACTCCTCGAAGCGCCAGCTCCAGCAGCATTGCGGGGGGCGGCTGACCCACGTCCACTGGGGCCAGGAGAAGCTGGTGTTCCCGACCATCGAGGGGGAGGACCTGCCGGCGGCGCTGCGGGAGGAGGGGCTCGAGGCCAGCCCCTCGTGTGGCTCCATCATCACGACGACCAGCCTGGACGCCAATATCCGCGGCCAGCAGCACACCCGGGCCGACGGCTCGATCATCCGGCCGTCGCTCGTCCTCCTCGACGATCCCCAGACCCGCGAGGCGGCCCGGTCGGTCGAACAGACCCGCAAGCGCCTGGAACTCCTGAACGGCGACGTCCTCGGCATGGCGGGGCCGGGCGAACAGATCTCGGCCCTCATCACCTGCACGAAGATGTACGAGGGGGACCTGGCGGACACGATCCTCGACCGCGAGAAGTCGCCGGAATGGGACTCGGAGTGCACGCGCCTCGTCTATGCCTTCCCTGCCGACGAGAATCTCTGGGAGGAGTACGCGGAGATCCGCCGCACGCAGGGGAAGGGCGCCGCCACAGAATACTACCGTCGGCACCAGGCCCGGATGGACGCGGGGTCACGCGTGGCCTGGCCGGCCCGGTTCGACGCGAAGTCCGGGGAACTCTCGGCCATCCAGCACGCGATGAACCTGCGGCTGAAGGTGGGCCCAGAGGCCTTTGCCGCTGAGTACCAGAACGAGCCGGCCGTGCCGCAGATGAGCACGCAGGTGCTCTCCGTCGACCAGGTGATGGAGAAGACCAGCGGCTACCGGCGCGGGGAGGTGCCCCTGGCGGCGACGAAGCTCACCATGTTCATCGACGTCCACGACCGGCTGCTCTTCTACTGCGTCTGCGCCTGGGAAGAGACGTTCACGGGGTACGTCCTCGACTACGGCACCTTCCCCGACCAGCGTCGCTCCGCGTTCACCCTGGCCGACGCCCCGCGGACGCTGGGGCGGGCCTACCCCGGCGCCGGCGTCGACGGGGCGATCCAGGCGGGCCTCGAGCACCTGGTCTCGGCTTACCTGGCGAAGGAATGGTCGCGCGGCGGGAGCCTGATGAAGATCGACCGGGCGCTCGTCGACATGGGGTACAAGCCGGGGATCGTGGCCGACGTGAAGCGACGGGCGGGCGGTTCTGTGGTGATGCTCTCCAAGGGCGTGGGCGTCCGGGCCAGCCGCAAGCCCCTCGCGGCCTATGCCCGCAAGCCCGGCGAGGTCCACGGGCACTACTGGTACGTCCCGAGCGTGCGGAAGACCGGCGAGTTCGCCCATGTCTTCGTGGACGTGAACTACTGGAAGCGGTTTGTGCACGAGGGGCTGGCGACCATTGCGGGTGACCGGGGCTGCATCAGTCTGTTCGGCAAGGACGCCCGCCAGCACGAGCTCTTCGCGGAGCATCTGGCCCGGTCGGAGAAGTGGGTGGACGTGACGGGCCCGGGCGGGACGGTGCGGGAGTGGGTGTCCATGCCCACGCGGCCGGACAACCACTGGTTCGACTGCCTGGTGGGCTGCGCCGCGGCGGCCAGCATGTGCGGGGTGAAGGTGGCGGGGGAGGATGTCCGGCCCTCGCGGCAGCGGAAGCGATATACGCAGGAAGACCTCCGGAGGAGGTAGCATGGGAAAATCGAAGACCGCGACGCGAGACGTTCCGTCGGCACCGCCCCCGGCCCCACCGGTGAACTTGGTCCGGGACGGTTCGCTTCCACCCAAGTCGGCGCAGAACGCTGCGGCCGCCGGGACCGGGCGCGGCCTGGAATGCCGCAAGTGCGGGTGCCGACACTTCCTCGTGGATCACACGCGGAAGGTCAACCGGATGATCGTCCGCTACCGGCGATGCCGCCACTGCGGTCAGCGGATGACCACGTGCGAGCGAGCAATCGGATGATTGCCGTCAACTCTCTGGCCGCTCACCACGGATTGCGGGGATCACAACCTGCCTGATTGCGTTACCCAGGGCGATCACTGGACACCCGATAACTATCCGCTTTGACTGCAACCAGGCGCTCTGGATGGCGACAACCCAATACCGCAATTCGCCCTTCTCATTACGTTTGACGCCGATGATCGGCCCGCCGCTCATACCATCGATGTCATCGAGAGGCGTTCCGTCAGGACAGCGCAGATGCTCATCCAGTTGTCCGTAGAAGCGGTGTGGCAAGCCGCGCTGCTGCTCAGGGAGTTCCTGTACGGGGCGCACCGGAATGAGAACACAGTTCATCTGCTGATACGGCCAATCCCCCTGCAGCTCAACACGACTCAGTTGGCTGGGCACGCCGAGCATCATGTGGAAATCGGGAGATTCCGGCAAACCTCTTTCCCATGCGAGTTCGTCGAGAGCCACGATGCCGTTCGCCTGTAAGAGCTTCCTGTAGTAATCATTAAGGTGGATACACGCATAGTCCATGCCAAGATTGTCGTCGTACAGGGATTGGCATCGCGAGATGAGGTAGTCCGAGTCGATTGGGATTGGCATCCTATTAGCCGTGTTGGATGCCCAGGAGTCGCTGAGTTGGAATCCTGTCAACACTTGCCCACGGGACTTGGCGGCTTTCAAGTCTTCGATAATGTGGCCGGCCGTAAGCAGAAACCACTCTCCGCACACAGAGACAACGAAAGCGGATATGTTGAATGGCGTGCCCACGCCGTTGTTGGCAACGGCTCTCAAGCCGGGCGTGCGGTCAACCCATGCGATGCTGACAAAGTGACGCGCGAAGAACCCGACGATGTTGTCTGGGGCCATTCGGCATGTCCTCTGATGCCCGATCCAGTATACGGCATCAAATTCTTTCCAGATATGGAAAACGGCCCAAGGGAAAGGCCCTCTCGCGGGCATCTTTCGCTTGGTGCAAGTCTGTTGGCGTGAGATCATACGCTTAGACAACCAGGACGCGCGACGCGCCGGCTGATCCCCGGCGCGAAGCCAAGAACTCAGGCCATGCGGGGCCGCGTACTCGCGTGGCCTTTTCTTTTTGGCGTCGCGCGGCTGGTTGTCGAACCGCGGGATAGCTCAGCGGCAAGAGCGCGGGGCTCATTACCCTGGCGGCGCTGGTTCGAGTCCAGCTCCCGCGTCCAAGGTGAAACGATGGCCGACGAACTGGAAGACGTGATTCGCACGAACGCCGCTGGGCCGGCGGAGGCCCACGGCGACTCGGGCGGCGTCAAGCAGCATCCGCTGCCCGACCAGATCGCGGCGGACAAGTACCTGGCGGGCAAACGGGCGGCAGCCAATCCGGCCAAAGGTTTCACGCGGCTGAAGATTGTGCCGCCGGGGACGTGCTGAGGGAACTCTCGATGGGCTGGTGGCCTTGGTCAAAGCGGGTTCGGTCGGCGCTGCGGATCATCCGCGCGAAGTTCGACTCCGCCCAGACCACGCCCGAGAACCGCCGGCACTGGGCCAACGCCGATCACCTGTCGGCCGACGCGGCCGCCAACCCCCAGGTCCGCCGCACGCTCCGCAACCGTGCCCGGTACGAGGTGGCCAACAACTCCTACGCGCGGGGCATCGTCCTGACCTTGGCGAACGACGTCATCGGCACGGGCCCGCGGCTCCAGATGCTCCTTAGCGCCGCCGAGGCCAACCAGACGCTCGAGCGGGAGTTCGCCGCGTGGGCCAAGGCCGTGGACCTGGCCGGGAAGCTCCGCACGATGCGAATGGCCCGGGCCCAGGACGGCGAGGCGTTCGCGGTGCTGTTCTCGAACGAGGCCCTGGATTCCCCCGTCCAGTTGGACCTCCGGCTCATCGAGGCCGATCAGGTCGCCACCCCAGGTCTGATGCAGCAGAAGCCGGGCGCCGTCGACGGCATCGTCCTCGACGAGTTCGGCAATCCCCAGGAGTACCACGTCCTGAAGGCCCATCCGGGCGGTGGAACGGCGGCCCTCGGCCAGGAGTACGACAAGGTCCTCGCCGATGCGATGGTCCACTGGTTCCGCGCCGACCGGCCCGGCCAGTCGCGGGGCCTGCCGGACATCCTCCCGGCGCTGCCGCTCTTTGCCCAGCTCCGGCGCTACACGCTGGCGGTCATCGCGGCGGCCGAGTCGGCCGCCAACATCGCCATCTTCATGAAGACGAGCGCCCCGGCCGGCGGCGAGGCGGCCGAGGTCGAACCGATGGCCACGATGGAGTTCGAGCCGAACATGGCCGTCTTCGGCCCCGAGGGGTGGGAACCCTCGCAGATCCGGGCCGAGCAACCGGCGACGACGTATGGCGAGTTCAAGCACGAAATCCTCAACGAGATCGCCCGGTGCCTGAACATGCCGTTCAACGTCGCCGCGTGCAATTCGTCGGGCTACAACTACGCCTCCGGCCGCCTGGACCACCAGACGTACTTCAAGAGCATCCGCGTCGAGCAGTCCCACCTGGAGACGGTGGTTCTGGACCACATCCTCGACGCCTGGATGGCCGAGGCGGTGAAGGTCTTCGGCCTGCCTGCTGTCGATGCGTGGCCGCACCAGTGGTTCTGGGACGGCCACGAGCACGTGGACCCCGCGAAGGAGGCCACGGCCCAGGCCACGAGGCTGGCCAGCCACACCACGACGCTTGCGGCCGAGTACGCCCGCCAGGGGAAGGACTGGGAGACGGAACTGCGGCAGCGGGCGAAGGAAGTGGCGCTCGCGAAGGAACTGGGTCTGTCGCAGGCCGAGGCCCAGCCGAAGGCGCCAGCGCCCCAGACGGAAGATGAGGAAGACCGTGGAGACGAGCGAGAAGCCGCCTGAATCCTTGGCCCTGACGGCCATGATGCAGATTGAGGCCGCGGCCGACGCCGCCGGCGGCAAGGTGCCGCTGCCTCGCTTCACGATGGTCGCCTACACAGGCGGCCCGATGAAGATCGCCGGCTGGCGGTATCCGGTCGTCGTGGACCTCGCGGGCATGGCGATCCCGTCGCAGTCGCGGCCCGTGCGTTTCGGGCACGATGCCACAAGCGGCGTCGGTCACACGGACCGCATTGCCGTGGAGAACGGGCGGCTCATCGCCGCCGGCGTGGTGTCACGCGATACGGCCGCGGCGCGGGAGATCGTGGTGTCGGCCAAGAACGGGTTCCCGTGGCAGGCCAGCATCGGGGCGGCCGTGGAGGAGTTCGAGTTTGTGCGTGAGAACCAGGCGGTCGTCGTGAACGGCCGCGAGATCACCGGTCCCGTGAACGTCGTCCGCCGGGCGACGCTCGGCGAGATCAGTTTCGTGGACTTGGGGGCCGATGGGCAGACCAGCGCGCGGCTGGCAGCCGCGGCAAAGGAGAAGGCACTCATGGGCGCGACGAAAAC